CCTTGCTTTAGATATTAGTGCTGCATCAGGTAAAGATTTAGAAACTGTTGCAAATGCTTTAGGTCGTGCTCAGGATGGAAATGTTACATCTCTTGGCAGATTAGGACTTGGATTAAGCAAGGCTGAATTATCAACATTATCTTTCACTGAAGTTCAGGCCAAGTTAGCCGAGTTATATGGTGGCGCAGCAGCTACAAATGCTGAAACCTTTCAAGGAAAAATTGATCGCTTAAAAGTAGGATTTGATGAAGCAAAGGAAAGTTTAGGCGTTGCTTTATTGCCAGCAGTTGAGCAATTTATTACATTCTTAAACGATCAGGGCATTCCCACCCTTAATGCTTTTATTGCAGGATTAACTGGTGATGAAGGATTAAGTGCCAGCCTTACCGAAACTCAAAGAGGTGCTGAAAGTTTTGGAAAAGCAATTGGCGTAGTGAGTGGGATTATTTCAGGATTTATTACATTCCTAAGAGAAGCAATTGGCTTAGTTGTATCACTTGCAAATGAATTAATTAGAGTCGTTAATATAATTCCTGGTGTAAATGTAGGGTCAATTCCAAACCCTGCTCCATCAGCTGCTAGATCATCATTACCATCAGTTCCAAGAGCAAGCGGTGGTTATACCACAGGTCAAGGCGTTACAAACATAACTGTTAATGCAATCGATGGCGAAGGTGCTGCAAGAGCTGTTGCTAAAGTTGTTAATGATAGTGCAGCAAGATCAAACCCATATCTTTCAAGAGCAGCCGTTAAGCCATAACTATGAGCGTCTGGACACCAGATTGGAAACTAATTGTCGGTGGGGTTGATTATACTGACATAGCAATAAGCGACATTCAGCATCAATCTGGTCGTGATGATATTTACTCACAGCCAAATCCATCTTATATTCAGATAAGTTTAGTTGCCTTAAATGGTCAAACATTACCTTTTGACATTAATGACAGTTTAGATTTACAAGTCAAAAACAGCGCAGGAACTTATGTAAGCCTATTTGGTGGCGACATTACAGATGTAACTGTTGCGGTCGGTGCTACTGGATCGATAGCCACAGTTGTTGAATACACACTTACCGCAATGGGTTCACTTGTCAAATTAGCAAAAGAAATCTGGGATGACAACATTTCTCAAGATGAGGATGGCAACCAAATTTATGACATTCTTTCTAGCGTATTACTTGGAACTTGGAATGATGTTCCAGCAGCTTCCCAATGGTCAACTTACAATCCAACTGAAACTTGGGCAAATGCTGTCAATTTAGGATTAGGCGAAATAGATCAGCCCGGTCTTTACACAATGCAACATCAACCGACTACAACTGACACGATTTATAACATTGTTTCAGATATTGCTAGTTCAGCATTTGGTTATATCTATGAGGATAATGCTGGAAATATAGGTTATGCAGATGCAGACCACAGGCAAAATTATCTTTTAACTAATGGTTATGTTGAATTAGATGCCGGTCATGCTTTAGGTGCTGGACTTTCAACTGTTATGCGTTCATCAGATGTTAGAAATGACATTTACATAAATTATGGCAACAATTATGGATCACAAAAAACAGCTAGTGATGCCGCATCAATTGCCCTATATGGCTACAAAGCCGAAACTATCAATTCTAGGATTCATGGAGCTGTCGATGCCCAAGCAATTGCTGATCGTTATATCGCTCAAAGAGCTTATCCATTACCTAAGTTCCAATCGATCACTTTCCCAATAACTAACCCTGAAATTGACAACTCAGATCGAGATGATTTGTTGGGCGTATTTATGGGGATGCCGGTTTATTTAACTAATCTACCTAACCAAATATCAGGTGGGGAATTTGAAGGTTATGTTGAGGGCTGGTCATGGAGCACTCGGTTTAATGAGCTGTTTTTAACAATCAATGTTTCTCCAGTTGCATTTAGCCAAGTGGCGATGCGTTGGAATACCACGCCAATTACAGAGGCTTGGAACACGATAGACCCAACATTAACTTGGGAATACGCTACAATAGTCGCATGAGGATAGGATAAAATGGCAACCACTACCAATTATAGCTGGACGACTCCAGATGACACCGCTTTAGTCAAAGACGGCGCATCAGCAATTAGAACACTTGGTTCATCTGTTGATACCACAGTTAAAAACTTAAACCCTGAAACAACTCTTGGCGATCTTGCTTATCGCTCATCAACTGCAAATGTTAAAACTAGATTAGGACTTGGAACTGCCGGACAAGTGCTTCAAGTAAATTCTGGTGCAACTGCTCCTGAGTGGGCAACATTTGTGGCAGGTGGAATGACTTTGATTTCTGAAACAGTTGCATCTGGTTTATCAAGTTTATCGCTATCATCAATTCCCGGCACATATAAACAACTTCTTTTAGTATGGCATGGAATTGAACATTCAGCAGGTTCAACTATTTTCAATGCTAGATTTAACAATGTATCAACTACTTCATACACAACTAGTGGAATTACAACTGCATCAGATGGATCGCAAAGCACCACTTCAATTGGTGGAAGTTCTATGTGTCTTTTTGGTGATAACACAACAGGCACAAGTTTGCGACAAGGCGCAATGGGTTATTTAATAGTAGATAACTATGCTTCAGCCACAAAACTAAAAACTTATACTTTCGTAAATGGTTACACCAATGTTGCTGTAGGTGATAAATTTGGAAGTATTATGGGCAACTTTGACTCAACAAGTGCAATAACTTCAATTGATATAGTTAGAATTTCTGGCGCAGCAACTTTTAGTAATGAAACAAATACCACTATTAGATTATATGGAGTGTCCTAATGAGTAAATTAATTGTTAATGTTGAAACAGGCGAAGAAACTCTAAAAGAATTAACTAAAGCTGACAAAGATCAACAGAAAATTGATGAAGCAGAAATTGCTCAATTAAAAGCCGAAGCAACAGCAAAAGCATCTGCGAAAGCAGCAATTGCAGAGCGTCTTGGCTTAACTGTTGACGAATTAAAATTGTTACTTGGCTAATGAAGCCTTACCTATCTAAAGCTGCTGATACTTTACGCGATCAAATAAATGATTCTTTCGTGGATCGCAGCCGGAAAGCTGATGGATGGATCGGTGATCTTAAGCATCAATCAAGGAAGTCCGACCATAACCCACGACCATCAGGTGAGGTATGCGCAATCGATATTGACGCTGGCTTATCTGACGAGCAAGGGATTAGTCATGCTTTGGCAGATCAACTTCGACTCGCAGCAAAAAAAGATAAGCGTTTATCTTACATAATCTTTAGTAGAAAAATATGCTCAAGGAAATCATTATGGCGATGGGTTGCGTATAAAGGCTTGAACCCACACGAAAAACATATCCATATTTCTTTTAAGCCAAACCAAACTGGCGAGAAGTTCAACATCCCACTACTGAAAGGCAATTAATGAAATTAACTAAAAAACACAAAGCAGCAATTAAGTCATATTTGAGAGCTGTGGCAGCTAGTGGAATAACAGTTGCTTTAGCAATCGTGGCTGACATTCATCCAGCCTATGCAACTATGCTTGGTGCAATTGTTGCGCCTATTGCAAAGGCATTAGATCCAAAGTCCGGGAGTGAAGCAGATTATGGTCTTAGCGAAAAATGACACCGAACGAATGGGTCGCATTTGGCGTTGGCGTTTGCAGTATCGCGACCGCTTTATTACTGGGTCTGCGTTGGGTTATTAAGTCTTATCTTTCAGAATTAAAGCCCAACTCAGGCTCATCTATGAAAGATCAATTAAATCGACTTGAAAAGCGTGTCGATGATTTGTTTCTACTAATTAGCAAGTCATAATTTAATTATGGCGAACACACGGAAACAATCTAAACGCAAAAAGGTTAATCGTCGCGTCGTTCGCCAAACTCCTGAACCATTAAGTAAATTAGATCAACATTACATAGCCTTGCATTCTTGCTATAAAGCAGCTAGAAAAGCAGGCTTCACCGCCGAGCACGCCTTTTGGCTCATGACAGAAGGAAAAACATTTCCGAATTGGATCGTAGGTGATGGCGGCATCATCCCAACAATAGATCCAACTGACGATGAGGATGAAGATTAAGCGATACTTGGTTATTTCGGATTTACAAATCCCATACCACCATGAAGTAGCTGTAAAGAATGTCATAAAGTTAGCACGCAAAGAAAAGTTTGATAGTGTATTGGTGGTCGGAGATGAAATTGATTTCCAGACCATAAGCCGTTGGGCGGAAAAAACCCCTCTTGCTTACCAACAAACCTTAGATGATGATCGCAAAGCAACCCAAGATATTCTTTGGGCTTTAACTGAAAATGCAAAAGAAGCTCATATTGTTAGATCAAACCATACAGATAGACTTTACAATACTTTATTAAAAGTGCCGGGCTTGATTAGTTTGCCTGAGCTGCAATACTCCAAGTTCATGGACTTTGATTCTTTAGGCATAACTTTCCACAAATCATTTTATGAGTTTGAAAAAAATTGGATATTAGCGCACGGGGATGAAAGTAATGCCAATCCTAACGCTGGCCTGACTGCCCTAAATCTTGCCAAAAAGGTCGGTAAGAGCGTAGTTTGTGGGCATACCCATAAATTGGGTCTATCATCGTTTTCTGAGGGCTTAGGAGGCCAATACAGGACGATTTACGGCATAGAAACCGGAAACTTAATGAATAAGGCTAAGGCGAGTTACACAAAAGGGATCGCCAACTGGCAAATGGGTATCGTAATTCTTGATTGGAATGGCAAAAAC